AAAACGCCACCATCACGAGCCTACCCTTTGCCGACAAGTCGTTCGACGTAGTGACTTGCATCGACGTAATCGAGCACATTCTGGAACCGGACATCGTACCGGGGCTGCGAGAACTCGAGCGCGTCTGCCGTGGGACGATCATCATTGCCGCAGCCGATTACCCTACATGGTGGGACGGGGTAAATTTACACCCTTCGGCGCGACCATACCCGGAGTGGCATCGGCTATTCAGCGAGACCTTTAGCGGGACGGTGCGATTGATCGGGCCGACCTCAACCAGCGAAATGTGGAGCGTGACGTATGCCAGTTGAAAGCGCATTCGACCGCTCGGCATTTGTATCGGATGCGGCGGTGACATTTATCTACAAGAACCAAGGCACGCGCTATACCATGCGCGGCATATTCGACAGCGACTATCAAGGCGTGAATGTCGCCGATCCAGAGTTTGCTAGCGATCAGCCGCAGATCACGCTGCCAACCTCTGCGCTGCCTTTTGAGCCACTGCAAGGCGATAAGGTCTACCACAACGAAGAGGTCTACAACGTTCGCAATTTCCGAGCAGATGGCACAGGCATGACTGTGCTCGTCCTCGAAATCACAACGGGCTTGTCTGCGCCATGAGTTTCGAGAGCGCATTCGATCGACTGTCGATGGTGGCCTCTACGGACTGGGGCACATCGGCTGTGTACCAAAACCGCAAAACGCGGTTTCCGATTGTCGGCATATTCGACAACAACTATCAAGGCGTGGATGTTGCCGAGGTCGAATTCGCAAGCAGCACGCCGATCTTGACCATCCCGACGGCAACGCTGCCGTGCAAGCCGGTAGTCGGCGATTTCGTGATTATCGACTGCCGGAACTACACGGTTCGGAACTTTCGCGCAGACGGCACGGGTATGACCGTGCTGCATTTGGAATACATGACCGAGTTGGAAATCGCAACGGTCAACAATCTGCTGCTGCAAGACGGCTCCAATATGTTGCTGGAGAACGGCGGCTTCATCTTGCTTGAGGTGAGCAACTGATGGCACACGCACGCACACAAGTACGCAATGCCGTGGTCTCGGTGCTGCAAACCGCAGCGGTCGCCGATACGGTGTCGAAGTCGCGGGTCTATCCGATCCCTGCCGACACGGTATCAATGGCACTGGTCTACACCAATGCCGAGGCTATCCCGCAGACCACGCTGACATACCCGCGCAAGTTTGAACGAGAATTAAATCTTGTCGTCGAATGCGTGGCGCGAGACTCTGACTATTTAGACGACCGCCTCGACCGATTGTGCGAGGCAGTCGAGAACGCCATCGGAGCGGACAATACGCTCGGCGGCGTGGTAAAGGATTGCGTGTTAAGCGACACGCAAGTGACGCTAGACTTTAGCGGCGATGCGCCAATAGGGTCGGCGAGGATGCAGTTCCGTGTGTCTTACCGGACTGCGGAGACAGACGCAGGGACTATCATTTCGTAAGGAGATAAAACATGGCAAATCATCATGGCTCGGAAGGCGTGGTTCGGGTTGGCGCAAACACTGTCGCCGAGGTGACGGGTTTCTCGTTCACCGCGACGGCGGAGTACGCCGAGGACACCACCCTCTCGGATACGGCAAAGACCTACAACGTGACCGCGATCACCTCGTGGAACGGCTCTGTCACGGCATTTTGGGACGAGACGGACACCAGTGGCCAGATCGCTCTGGCTCCTGGTGCTAACGTCTCGCTCGTGCTCGCGCCAGAGGGCGTGGACAGTGGCGATACGCGCTACAGCGGAAACGCTCTCGTGACCGAGATCACACGCAACGTGCAGCGCGGTGCGATCACGGAAGTGACTTTTAACTTCATCGGCAACGGTGCTCTGACTGCTGCCACCTCTTGATATAGCGAGGACTTATGAGTTGGAAAGAACAGGCGAAATCGCAATTCGCGGAACGACGCAAGCCAGAGACGCTCATTGCAATTCGCGTTCCTCAATGGGATTGTCCAAAAGAAGGGCCATGTGTAATTTATTATTGGCCCGATATGACGTTAGCAGAACGTCGTGAAATATTTGCGTATGTGAAGCAAAAAGGCGAAGAAATTACTTACGATATGGAAGCGATGGCTATCATGCTTCTGGTTCGTGCAAGAAAAAAAGATGGAAGTCGCTTTTTTAATAAAGTTGAACGATTAGAGTTGATGAATGAATACAATCCAGATGATCTAACCGAGATTGTTTCTGCTATGGGCACTCTAGTTCCAAGCATTGAGGACGCAGAAAAAAACTAATAGAGGACGGGCATCTCCGAGCGATTTATGCTCTCGCGCTACGGCTGCACGTCCTCCCCGAGCAAGTTTTTGAGATGACAGAGAGCGACTTCTACCATCTTCTGGCGGCCTGTAAGTTGGAAGCGGAAGAGCAGGAGAAATCATGGCGCAAGCACAAGTAGTCCTCACAGCGGTTGACCGCACGCAAGTAGCGATCAACTCCGCACTCAAGGGAATGAAAACCTTGGAGCGGACGGCAAAAGTAACCGCCCGCGCTGTGAATCTTGCCTTCGGCCTTTTGAGCGGGACGATCCTTGTGAGCGCGTTCGGTAAAATTACCGAAGCCGCAAAGAAGACAGAAGAAGGACGACGCGCACTTGATGACTTTAACAAGGCGCTAAAAGATCCGGCGTTAGTATCCGCTGCCAACTCATTCACGACAACGATAATCAAAGGCTTCACGGAAGTGGTGAAGTTCGCTGCAGAGGCAGCAAAGGCGACAACCAAACTCGGGCGCGATCTTGGGTTGATTGCACAGCCTGTAGATCCTTCGCAGTTTGGTAAAGGCGAAGGTGGTAGGAGAGGCCGTGCGCCACAAGTAGATCCACTCAATAGAATGGAAAACGAGTGGAAGTTCCGACAACAGATGACGGAACTACAAAGCAAGCGAGACAAAGAGGCGGCTGCGCTTTCTGCCAAGTTGTTAGAAGGTCTGCGACGCGATAACGATCTGACCATGACCGAGATCGAAAGAACGGTTATGGAGTTCAAAGAGTTCAGCGCGGCGATAGATCGGCAACTCAAGGCTGGCACAATATCGCAGTCGCTTGCCGAGTCGCGGATGTCTGAATATCTCGACCGCATACTCCCCGAGGTTGAAGTCACTGGTAAAAAAACCCCAGTGCAGGAATTCAAAAAAGCAACCGACCAAATGCAAGAGTTTGCCAAGGCAGCAGCCGAAAGCATCCAGTCGAGTTTTGCGGACTTCCTTTTTGATCCGTTTAAGAACGGCCTAAAGGGTATGCTCTCCGGCTTCCTAAACGTGATTCGCCGCATGATTGCAGAGGCCGCAGCAGCGACCATCTTGGAATCGTTGTTCGGCGGGTACCGTGGTAAGGGCGGATGGCTTGGAGCCTTGGCCGATGCGCTCATTCCTGCTGGTAACACGAGGGCAATGGGCGGCTCAGTCTCTGCTGGAACCCCGTATCTGGTCGGCGAGCGCGGGCCGGAGATGTTCGTGCCTGGCACCTCGGGCAACATCGTGCCCAATAACAAAATGGGCGGCGTTACCGTGTCGCCGGTTTACAATATCGACGCTCGCGGTGCGAGTGCTGATCTACAAGATGCGCTGCCGGGTATCCTCGCGGAGAACAATCGGCGCATATTCGACGAACTCGACAGACGCTATGGGATAGGCCGATGACAGACTATGTATTGCCTCCCGACCTCGTTGCGTCGGATGTAGAGTGGAGCCTGTTCGACAGCACGGCAGTGTTCGCATCGCCGCTCTCTGGCGCAGTGCGTACCGTGTCGCGTCCCGGCACTCGCTGGGGCGTGCGGATGACCTTTCGCAGCGTGTCGGATCAGAAGCGACGACGACTGATGTCGCTGATCGCTATCCTGCGAGGCCGTGCCAATCGCGTGTGGCTTACCGATCCCGCCTATACCCTCTCCGGTTCTTTCTCCTGCCCAGAGTTACTGACCAACAATGCAGCAGTTACAAATACAACTGGATTCAGTTCCAGCAATGCTGAACTCGTCCTTTCGGCTGATAGCCATCTTGGTTTGCGCCTCACTCGCACTGGCGTTACTGGCGACCGTTATGTTTATCAGTCTGCCGCTACTACTGTTGCGAGTGCTCCTTACGCGATACGGATGCTCTTGGCCGCTGGTAAGGGCAACGCTCGAGCCTCAATGGAGGCTGGTACGTCGCAAGGTGCGACAGATGTTCTAAACGGCGCAACGCGCACGTCGGCCGGAATGTATGTGGACAGTTTCACCGCATCTGGCACGAGCACGCATCTATCCTTTCACGACTACATTTCGGGACGCGCTGCGGGCGACTTCCAGTTTCTCTCGTGGGTGTCCTCGGCTCGCTGTGCGCTGGTCAACGGCGCATCGCAGACAGGCGGCACGCTTATCATCGACGGCCTGCCGACATCAAACAACGGGCTTGCGAAGGCGGGTGACTGGTTCGAAGTCAATGGCGAACTCAAGCGCATGACCGCCGACCTTAACTCCGACTCATCTGGGAATGGCTTTCTGATGTTCGAGCCTACGCTGCGAACGTCTCCGGCCAACAATGCGCCAGTGATCTTTCGCTCGCCGATGGGCCGGTTCATCGTGGCCGACGAGTCAACGTCTATGGGTACGCGGCCCGGTATCATCTCCGATGTCACGCTGTCCTTTGTTGAGGACATCACATGAGTCGTTTCGTCTCTGCCACTAACGAGACAGAGGCCGACAAACTAGCCGTAACCGTTGTCGTGCTAGCCGATCTTGACTTTGCCTCCGGCATGGTACGGGTACACGACGGCTCCGGCACGTTATCGTTTGGCGGTAATTCTTACCTTGGCGCGGGTCAATTCGCTGGCGTTGACATCATCGACGAAAATATCGACATCGTGGCACGCGGCATAAAGTTATCGCTGTCGGGTGTTGATTCGACGTTCGTTGTGCCGACGATGACCGAGGTCTATCAAAACCGCGATGTGACCATGTATCTCGGCTTTGTGAGTCAGACTACCGGCGCACTTATCGCAACTCCAGAGACCATTTGGGA